CGCTTATCGCATTGTCAATAATTTCAACAGCAGTCTTAATAGCACCTGTGTCAGCATCTATTGTACCTAACAGCACCTCATTTGCCGCATGGTCAACATTAGCCGCAGTTAATAGTGTTTCAATCGCCGCTTGGTCTGTTTCAATAGCTGTAAGTGTAGTCTCTAATGTATCGAGTTTTGTATTGGTGGATGTTTGCAGTGTTTCTATGCCATCAACATGACCTATAATTGTTGTTTGATTTGCTGCGGTTGCAGCTCCTGATGGTAATGCACTTGATAAAGCATCAACTTGTAAATGTCCATCAGAGTCTACAAGAGGAACTAAACTTGTTCCACCTGTGCCTGCCGCAACTGTGTGCGAGAACATTAACATTGAATCTTCAGTCTTGTCGGTATGAACCTCAATGTTTATATCAGAACCCTCTGTTTTTAGGGTTACATTATCAATGTCAACTTTAAGGGCATCTTCGCCCGAGTTCATCATCAGGTTCAGGGATTCCTGAACTGAATATTTATGTAGATCGCTTGCCATTTTTCTTCCTCTCTAAGATTGGCTCACCGTGAATGAGACCGTTTATAATTATTTATTTCTTTTTGCTTTTTTTAGCTTTCTTTTTTTCTTTAAATGGTGAGAAATCATCTCTTCCATTAATCCTAAACCATCCTTGGCTTTCTAAAAACTCTTTCTTTTCAGGATGCTTGTCACCCTCAAAAGACTCTACCTTGCCTTGCGATGGATGTTTATAGTATTGCATAAATTCTCCAATCTAATGGGGGCAGACTAACCGCCCCCATATAATAGATTATTAAAAGGTTAATTAGATATTTAAAAGTCTAACGCCTTTAATGTTGTCAGAATCGTCAATTAACTTCACTCCGTAGAGCAAATCGGAAACCACTTTTGTTCCCAATGCATCTATTGAATATTCGGACTGAACTCTCACAGATGACTGCGAGCAAAATGCTGCCGCAGATTTGTGAAAAACTGCTCCAACAACTGTGTCATCAGCTAATGCACTTGAAACCGTACCACTCATGTACACGTCAATTCCGTAAAGTGAACCAACCATGCCGCTTCTTAAACCACGATTACCTTCGCCTACTGCATCATTTCTGATAAAGTATTGAGCGATACCAGAAGATGGATTTAAGATGTCTGCGAATAGAGTAGGGTTCACAACCATTGAACACTCACCATCCATGTAAGGAACGTCATTTTCGCCAAGCGTAGCCAAAACTGATTCGAATACTCCAGCGGTTAATGTATTGTCAGCAGAAAGGTCTTGAGTTTGGTTTAAGCCGTCTAATTCAGCCCATACGTCAGCATCTACCTGTCGAGCAAGCGCTTCACCCATCATCCGTGCATATTTCTCAACGAGATCAGCCTCGGATTGGATAAGAGCCACGTCTTCGAAGAGCTTCGCGACATATTTGTGTTTGTTAATCGACATTTGAGTCGTTGTGGTTGCCGTCGCATCGTAAGCCACGTCAGAACCAGCGGATTTGTCAGATGCACTTATTATACTCATTTCCGGTATATTAATTGTATCTCCAAATCCTTTACTTCCTACCAGTGGGGAATAGTCCTCTACCAGTCCGCGAAAGACTGTTTTTCTTTCGAAGAACTTATAAATTCCATCTGCCCATAATTCTGGGATGAAGTGTTGTTCTGTGGTTACGGTGCTGGCACTACCATCATAATGTGTTGCCATTATTTCACCTTTAAATTATTTATTCATGTAAGATTGAACTACCGCCGTCCAATTCTTCCGCCTTTCTTCTGATGTCATATCACCAAAAGGACTTTTTACCGGATTGGCATAAGTCGCAGCAGCAGTTTCGTTGGTCGGTACTTCCTTTTTGGATACCTGGGTTACAAACTTGAGTAATTTGTCCGTAGACATTTCCTCTGCGTATTCCAGATACTCCTCTGGAACTGATTCCAGGGCTTCAGCTCGAAGTGCTTCTTCCAGCGCATCACTGCGCTCGGCCTTAACCCGAAGAACTTTTAGTTCTTCTTCGCGCTTTTCCGCCAAAGTCTTATAATCTTCCTTCTCAGCAAGTTGCTGATCTTCGATTGCTTTGAGCTGATCCTCTAGGTTTTTAACCCTTGATTCAGATTCCTGCGCCCTGCTTCTGTATTTTTTGCTTTCCGCAATAAGTGACCCGACATCGGGCGATTCATTATCTGTCACTTCTTGTTGCTTCTCTGCAACCGGTGCTTGAGCCTTCTGCTCGACCGTACTTTGATCCTGTTCCATGATTACCTCATTAGTTATGTCCTACTAATAAGGTAAAGGTCTACATTTTAATTACTAATACAGGAACATCTAATTCAGCAGCAATATTCACTGCTAATTGTCCCACTAATTCCTTGACTAAAGGTTCTTCTGTAATCTTATAGATCGTTCGCTTGTTATCATACAGTGGCCTTGGTTTTTTATTAACTTCACCGCTATGTAGTAAATTTGCTACATTTGCGGTATTTACACGCTTATCGGGGTATTTCCTGGATTTGCTCGGAGAAATACCGTAATACACTTCAAATTCTCCATCTGCTAATTGAAATCCGGTTATATAATCGAAATCCTCGTGCAGTCTTCCAGATAATTTATAGTCTGCTATACCTGGTAAGCCTTTTGACTTTTTAAATGTCTCATAAGATGTACTTAACTTCTTCCATACCGGTCCGCTTGGTCTTCTACCTTTCAGCATCCCTTCCTTATGTTTTTCAGCAGCTTTTGTGCCGAAACTCTTAAAGAATTTTTTATCAAATTTTAAGATATCTTCAAACTTCGGTATTCTCATAACTTGCTCTCATAATATTGCTGTAAAGTGACAGGCTCTCTCCAACGCTTGCCTTTGCGCTGTTGAACTACATCATTGGAAGCTCTTTTGCGGATAGAGGACATTTCCTTACTGTTGGAGGCCTTAACCCAGGCATGACGGCAGTTAAATCCCCCGCCATCAGTGAATGCCCCTGGATACTGTGCGTCTATGTCACCCTTGGTTAAATCAGGGCTTGACAGCATTACTCTGCATATTGGGCGTGTTTTGCTATCCAATGGACCTTCATACTGGTATAAAACACCTGAATCTGCTGTTTCGGCCATCACTCCAATCACAGACCGCTTATAACTGGCAATCCCGGAAGAAATAAAAGTCTCTATGTGACGAGATTGAGTTAAAGGGTTACGGTTAATCATTGCCTTAATCTGACTGATAGACTGACCGCTTGATAATCCCTGGGCGGTTAATAATCTCACCCTCTCTGCCAGATCAGAAGTGAATTGCGTCATTGCCTGTGACTGAATTGAACCTAAAGCAGCTAACTGCCCCTCTGTTACGGTCCCGAATGGAACCAGACTGTCTAAAACAGATCCCAACCTGCCGGAATAAGCATTAATGGCCCCATTCATCCCCAATATCTCAATAAAATAATCCCCTACCGCCATGGCGGCCAGAACTGCCATTATATCCTCTGCACTCAACCCCTCTTCTTCTAATTCCTCAATATCATTAAGGAATTCATCTATGGACAGGTTCAGCCTTTGGGTATAATCCTCAAAAGCAGAATCAAAAATATCAGCCATTCTGTAATCTGGAGAGTAACTTGCTTACTGCCGGCTTATTTGATTCCTCAGCTTGTTTTTTGAATTCGTTCCGTAATTTCATGTCTGCATCCGGATTCATGTAATCAAAATAGTCCATAGGTGTCGCTAATCCATTTTCAAACTTCCATGACCAATGATTAATCTCATCCTGTACCGACATAGGATAATTCGGCTCTAGAAAATCGACTGAATAACTTTCTGATAATTTCTTACCGGTCTTAACACGAATAATCTCGCGATCCACCAAATAACGACGCTTTTCAAAAGGCCTCCAGGTGTCTTCTGTGTTAGCCAAACGCTCATCATAATTTTCGATTTCCTGAACCTGAAGACTGAATCCCGAAGGAGAATTCCCTGAAACATCAGCCCATTTGATCCTGATATGATTATTATTTAAGGTTGCCTCAACCAAAAAACGAGTTGCATCTATAATCTCTGATAAAGAACCGCTGGGAGCAGTTACACCAAAGTTGCTGTCGGGTGGTAAATATAAAATTTTATCTACCCCAACGGAAATTCGTGAAGCGTCATCCACCCCAGTAATAAATTTGATTCCGATTGCCCCAAATCGAATCGCTAAAGCCAGTTCTGTAGCTGCTACAGAAACAGATAAATCTGCCCGGACTACATCAGAAGCACCCTCGCTCCACCAATCACGAATCGGCTTGTAACGATGAGTGTATACCACCGGGGTTATACCGTATGGATTGATATCGTCAGGATTCACACTTTTTTTAGTGCCATTCTGATCAATTAAAAAGTGCATCCCCTTGACATCGGGACGATCCTCTGTCCACACTGCGAACCAGGGGCGGTCCAACTTTGAATTCCCCTTGTTCTCAATAGCATATATGATACCTATAGGATCTTTTTCTGTAGACAAAAATAGGGGTTCAAAAAAGGGAATGATATCATATTTGATCTTCTGATCCTTTTCAGACCAGCGTGACCGGAATGCCATGGTCCCTAAAAGAAATGTAAGCTGCTCCAGTTGTCTCCTGGATGAGTTTAGATCCTCCATATCAATATAATCAAAATAGGCCTTGTCTGCCTTGGTCTTTGGAGGTCGCTTAAAAGTCATGCTACGAACCTTCGCTATTCTTCTCGTTAGGTTCTGACTGAAAATCGGGACCTGCTTTAAAGATTCAGATCCAAAAAAATCACTAACATAATTATCAATGTTCATGCCCTCGTAAAAATCGAGCATATACTCCCTCTCGCGGGTACGCTTATTCTCTATATTGTTCAATGCGTCTGAAAGAGATGAGATAATTGAATCTTGAGATAAATTTGGGATTGTCACCATGGTATTGTTCCTGCTTTCCTTTGTTTTATAGGATATTGGTTTACGATAAAATACCGGAGAGCATCACACATATGATCGTTACGACCATCCTTTAAAGGTTCCTCTTTAATCCTTTGGTCCTCTTTTCTCTCCGGATAACGGTAGTTCTCATAAGATGAAATACTGCCCTTACATTTGCTGGAAACAAAAAAATGAGGCTCGCCGTTAGCGTCCTCAAACCAGCTTCTGACATGGCTTACGCCATTAACTATGTTCCTGGAAATCCTGTCCTTCTTAAAATCAACACGAATCCCTTTTCTTCTGAAAATCTCTATGTCTCCGATACCGCTCTGCGCCTGGACACCGCCACCAGCCGGATCGCCAAAATATCTGACAGTTGGATACTGCTTTTTGCGAATCATGTCCGCTAGATCTTCGGTCTTAATGTTCTCCTCGTGACAGATTTCATCTATTTGAAATATTGTATCTTTACCGCTGGCCTCTGGT